GATAGCTCGATCGATTTCATGCGCGTCATGGACGCGGGGGTCATCGGCGCCCCGGCGATCTCGTCGAGGCCGAGCCAGCGGGTGAATGTCTTCTTGCCGACGGCGGAAGGGAATTGGGCGCGCATCCCAAAATCAGACGCGGTGAAGCGTCACCGCGAGAATCCGAACTTCGAGCGAGTGAGCGCCATTGGGACCGGGGTCATGCTCATTGACGTGGATGTGTTTCGGACGGTTCCCCAGCCGTGGTTTGAAGACGTGTACGAACCGACCGATGTGGACCGTGTCAACGTGCATCAATCGCAAGACACGTCGTTTTGCCGGAAGTGCAACCAGGCGGGCATATCCGTTTACTGCAATTGGTACTCCTGGGCGGGGCACTGGAAGCTCGGCTGCGAAGGCGAGCCCGAGTTGCCTGCACCGATTCCTCCCGAAGGCACCTTGACAGGTTGATTTCTCATGGCCTTACAAACAATACAGACGAACCCACAGTTGGGCAGGTCAATCGAACGGAACTGGGCGAGCCTTTCCATTTCGATGGCGAGCGGTGACACCAACTCGGATGCGTTCGACCTTTCCCCGTTCTCAGGCGCCCAGATTCGCTACCCGCAAGGGTTCCAGGGTCCGACGGTTGGCTACAAGATCAAGGCGCACGGCGACGACGCGTTCTATCGGGCCTTTCGGGCGTCGGGGAGTACGGAGATTTCGACAGTGCAAAACGTTCGGGTTGCCGGCGGAGTGGTTCCGTTGCCGGCGGCGCAATTCCCTGCCCAACAAATGAAAATTGTCGCCGTGAGTATGCAGACCGCGGACCGGACGATTTATGTCTTGCCCAAAGCGTAAAAAGAAGGCTGCGCGGCCGTTCGCGCGCGCGAAGCATCGCGACGCTTTTGGGCGAGCGATTCCAACGACGCAATACAGCCTCTTCGGGATTACCGCCGACAACAACGGCCGACCGGCATTGCAACCGGTGGCCGTGATGATCGCGGCGATTCGACAGGCCGTTACGTCGGTGTCCGATATGCACGGGCTTCGGCCGCAATACTCGAAAATCGATCAGGAGTTACTACGTAGTGCGCGCGAAGTCATCGAAAAAGAAGTCCTCGCAAACATCCCGCTCGCCATCTGCCCGTGGTGCGTCGAGCGGGGGCACAGCGAGCCGGAATGCGCGTGCCACGGCGCCGGATGGCTCTCACGTATCGAGGTCGACCAATGCTGGCAGGCGCTCGAAACGAGTCAATTCAGAACTTCGCCAGGGCGATCTGGTAGCCCGTGGAGAGGGCCTAGAGCACGCGGGGAAAGTTCTGCGGCGATTCGGCGACATGATGGTCGTCTTCGACCAGCGCAAGGGGATGTCGACCGAGTTCTCGATTTCTGGGTGGCGCCGGATGGGAACGGCGGAGATTCGGAGCTACCAGAGGATTCAGTGTCACCGCCAGGTGACGATGAAGCGACGCATTGAAGTCTTGGCAGCGCGAACCGATGGCATCCCCCAATACGTTTGAGCACAGTCCCGAGACGATGGCCGAAGCCATTGCCGGATGCGCTGCGGATGCGGGCGTTCGTGTCGATCGCCGAGAGGCGGTCCTGTACCTGCTGTCGGAGTTCGGCGGTTTGCCGGGGCTGATGGCCGAGGCGGTTCGATTGTACAAGATGTGCAAGCCCGGATCGGCCCAGGGCGCGCGGTTGATGACGATGTTCATCCAACTGGTCAATTCGCTCCCGGAGGAAGGCGACGAGTTTGAACCGCTGGACCCTCACGCCCTGGCGCACATCGTATCGCACGGAGTGAGCAACATTGAGCGAGAACTTGTATCAGGATCATCCGGCGCTGAAGAAGTTGCTCGCTGACGCGGAAATCGAGGGGGACGCCGCCTCTGCTGAGCTTGCCGCTCATATGGCCCGCGTGAAGGCGTCCGGCTTGCGGCGACGCATCTGGAGGGCCGCCAAGGCGTATTACCGGAAGACGTCGGGCAACGCGCTCTATCTATACCGTCCGCTTCCGGCCGCCAAGGCGTTTCACGAATCGAAGGCGCCGATCCTGTTGGTGACGGGCAGCAATCAGGCCGGCAAGTCGCTGTGTGTCGCCACCGTAGTCGCGAGCGCGTTTTTGGGCCTGCACCCGTGGTTTCCAAAGCGCAACGCGACGATCATTGCCGTCGCGAAAGACGAGGACCACATCGGCGAAACGATGTGGCCGAAGCTGTCTCGCCCAGGCGAATTTCAAATCGTGCCGGACGAGATGACCGGCGCGATGCGGGCGGTTCGGCCGGACCCGAATGACCCGACGGTCATCGATCCGATCGACTTGGATCGTCAAAACCTTTGGGAAGACAGCCCGCCGCTGCTCCCTCGTGGGAGCTACGGCGAGCCGGCATGGCAGGACAAGCGGCTCGGGATTCCGCGCATGGTTCGCGGCGCCAACGGATCGAAGATTCTCTGGCGGACGGACCGCGGGGCGAAGACTCAGGGGATGGCAGGGCACCTGGCTTGGCTGGACGAGGAAATCCTGGACAAGGCGTGGTTCTCGGAACTGATGGCCCGGATGCTCAAACACAACGGCCGGATGATCTGGTCGGCGACGCCCCAGGCGTCAGGCGAACAACTTCTGGCGCTGCATCGTCAGTGCGAGGCCGGGGATCAGGACATTGAAGAATTTCGGATTGCGCTGCATGACAATCCGTATATCAGCAAGGAGGCGAAGGCCCGGATGTACAAAGAGTGGGAAGCGATGGGCGAAGAGGAATTGGCGGTACGCTATTTTGGGCAGTACGCCAAGCTCGGCCGACAGGTGTATCCCGGATGGTCGATGCGGCGATTCGGAGTGGATGGGTTTCTTTCTGTATGAGCCTACGACAACCTCCACCGGACTGGATGCGAGTCGTCGCCATCGACCCTGGTTCCGCCAAGGCCGGTGCGCTGTGCTGCGCCATTCCTCCGACCGCTGACCAGATTGTCTTTTATGCGGAGGTCATGCTTCGCGATGTGGACGCGCTGAAGTTGGCCAAGGAGGTTCAGCACCTCGAATCGGACGTCAAGTTCGAGGCGTTTATCATCGACGCACGCGCTGGCAAGCAGCACTCGATGGGCCGCTCGGACACGATCGCCGAGCACTACGAGCGAGAGTTCGAGGCGATCGGATTGAAGTCCAGGAGCACGGGACATGGATTTGAATGGGGGTGTACGGACCCGGACACTCGGGAAAGCGCATTGAAGATGCTCATGCGCAACGGGCCGGACGGGCAACCGATCCTGCGGGTGATGCGTCACTTGGTCCAGTTCGACCGCCAAATGGAGTCGATTTTCTACAGCAAGCACGATTACCGACGTCGCGACGACAAGGGAAAGGTCACCGAACTGGTTCATTGCGCGGAATACCTGGCGGCCTACTTTGCGACGGGCCTTTATTACGTCGCGCCGGCGCCGCTGGTCGACGCTCCGAAGAAGCTGACGGCGCTGGAAGTCGTTGAAAAAATGATCGGCCCCTCGCGCCGCGACCCGGGGCAGTTCTACGGGTGACGGACGTCGCTCATCGCCTTCACCGATCGCCGTATAATGAAGGCTTCCCACATCCCCTATTTGGAGCAATGAACATGGCCTCTGTTTTGGAAAAGCAGTTTGAGATGCCGTACGTGTCGGAACAAGAGGCGGTCCAGTACAAGCCGACGGTCGATTCCGAAGGATGGGGACCGGCCTTCATCATGGGGGTGGGCCACAACTCCTGCAAACTGGCTGTCCTGGAGGACCGTGGCGCGACGGGCATTTTGTGGATTCGCGAGGGGTGCCGCCATGAAGACGATCCGTGGCTCAAGACGCCGGCGGTATCGGCATGGCAGTCCGGCGACGGGGGAATTTTCCGGAAGCACCCGGAGAACGTCAAGATTTTGAAGATGTACGCGGCGATGGAGCAACTTCAAAAGACCGTGGAGTCCTTGGTTCGCCAAGTCGACTCCCTGAAATCGAAGTCCGGGCAGAAGGCACAAGGCTGACGCCGTGGAAATACTGCATCGCATTCGCAAGCTGTGGCTCGATCGCATTCGTGCGTCCAAAACGCACAAGTGGAACGAGTTCGGCGTCTATGCGCACGAATGCATGGAGTATTACTCCGGTTCGTCCCGGATGCATGAGCGATTCGCCGACAGCGTCGGCCGGTCGGTTTTGCTTCAGGAGCTTCCGTGGAACGGGATGCGCATCAACAAGTCGGCCGAAATGGTCGACGTGTATTTGCCCTACCTGTACCACAAGAACCCGCACAGGACCGTCACGCCACGGCGCATCGATATTCCCGACGAGTTGCACGTCGCCCTTGCGATGAAAAATCCGCAGTTTGCGCAATTTGCGAACGTGCTTTCGGAGCAGGCCGCGCAGCAAGGCATTCAGTTCGATCCGATGCTGTTGCTGCAAGTGGACTCGAATCGACCCGAGCGCGAAATGGTCTCGGCACTGATCGAGCACGTATTGAATTACACGCCGAACGAACTGAACCTGAAGCGTGAGGCGCGGCGTGGCCTGGTCGAGGCGCTGGTCAAGGGGCGCGGTTTGATGGTGACCGAGGTTCACGAGACGCCTCTGGGCCGGCTGGTCGGGTCCACGTATGAGTCGATCGACAACTTGTACCTCGACGACAATTTCGGCCGCGTGGAGCATTGCGGCTGGGCGTCCATCGAATGCCGTATGCCGACGTTCAAGTTCTCTCGCCAATACGGCATCCCGATGGAGAAGCTGCGGCACCAGGGAGATTCGGTGCCGCCGGGCAGCGTCGAGACGGATTACAATCGAGACGAGCGATTCTCGTCGCAGATGACCGTCTACCACAAGGTGTTCAGCCGGCAGGGCGCCGGGCAAAACCTGATCGGAGAGAACGACGAGGATGAAGACTTGCGGAGAATCCTCGATCCGCTGGGTGACCACGTGTTCCTGATCCTGACGGAGGACTACGAGTTCCCGGTCAATCTTCGTCCCGATATGTTCGACGCCGAGAACTCTGAGGAAATCGTTCGATCGAGTATTTCCTGGCCGACTCCGTTCTACCGCGATCGGTCTCACCCGTGGCCGTTTTCGGAGATTGATTTCCGGTTCATCCCGGAATGGAGCGAATCGAACGGGCTTTGGCCGCGTAGTCCCTTGCGGGCTGCCTTGCCGATCCAACGATTCATCAACTGGGCGTGGATGTGGCTGGCCAAGAAGACGAAGAATTTCACGCGAGACTTGCACCTGATGGACGATCGAGCCGATCCGAAGATCAAGGAGGCGTGGGCAGCAAGCACGGACGATCTGATCGTCAGCGTGAAAAAGGGAAGCAACGAAAGCTGGGACCAGTTGGTCAAGACGCTTTCCGTGCCAGAGCCCCGTGCGTCGTTTTTCCAGGTCATCCAGATGGCGAATTACGAGTTCGAGCGAATCAGCGGGGTCTCTGAACTCATTGCGCGTGGCGACTCGTCGAATCAGATGCGCTCCGCCGCCGAAGCGAACGTAAAGCGCGAAATGACGCAGATTCGCCCGGAGGATATGTCGAACGCGAACGAGGATTGGCAAGCGCTCATCGCCCGCAAAGAGGCGATCGCGATGCGCTATCACATGCAAGGGCGCGACGTGGCCCGCATTTTTGGCGAGCCGTTTGAAATGTCTGCGAACGAAGAGGAATTGCCGAACTTTGGTTACTACACCAAACTTTGGCAGGAGATTGTCGCTACGAACGACATCGACACGATCGTCGGTGAGTTTGACTACCGGATCGAATCCGGGTCGATGCGGAAGCCGAACGTCGCGCAAATGACACAATCGATCGATGAGAGCGCTCAAGTCGTGGCGCCTATTTTGACGCAGGCGTGGCAAGCGACCGGCGACCCGACGCAAATCAACAAGTGGCTTTCCGAGTGGGCGCAGAGCCGCGGGTACGACGCGGACGCATTTGAATTGCCGCCCTTTCCCGTAGCACCGCCGATGTCGCCGGGGACGCAGGGGGCAACCCAATGAGTGGCGTGGTCTACAAGTTGAACGGCCGGGTTGTGACGCGCGAAGAATTCGCCGCCGCCGGCGACGATGCGCGGTTTTCGGCAATGCTGGCCGCGCGTCGAGGTCCGGCACTGCGGACCGATACGGCACACCTCGGGAAACTGCACGATCGCAGTTTTGGGGAGAACGACCCGACAGCGCGGCTGTATTTGAATGCTGCGCGTGCCGCCGGCGTCAACCCCAAAGGAAAATACTACTGCCCCAGCCTGGCCGAATACTCTGGCGACCCGGAGGCGTGGATCGAGACGAAGGGCGACGCGATCCGCGTGGCCAAGAAAAAGGGGATGCGACTGAGAATCTCCGGCGAGGTCGTTTACGATCCTCCGCAAACCAGCGATCCGGTCGATCCGGGTGCGCCGTACGAAGTTGCCGACGACATTGTGCATGAGGCGGTGTGCGAGAAGATTGCGGCTGATCCGCAAATCGCCGAAGCGCCCGGCGCGGTCGAGGAGTTGCACGAACAAGTCAAGTCAACAATGGAATCCGAACTAAACTGAGGGGATTGATATGGCCGTTGACGGAAGGCTCGAAGGAGCACTGATTCAGTCGTTTGGGCGCGATCTTGGGAGCTACCTGTTCTCGAAACTGGTAGCGTTCGATACCGAGTTGAGCGGCGACGGGGTGTTCGATTCGCTGACGGCGCCGGTTATTTCGGCCGGAGCCAACGGCACCACCGGCGTCCTGGAAATCTACCCAGCGACGGCAGCGAAGGGCCACACGCGATTCACCGCCACCTCCAATGTTGGCGATACGACCACAACAATTACGGTTGCCAGTCAGTCTGGCGCGGCATCCTACGTAATTCCCGACATTGGAGAATCCTGCGACTTCGTGATGGCAGCCGGTGACCAGTTGATCAAAGGCAACAAGCAGTTCAGCGCCGGCGATGCGTCGGGCGCGCTGGCAATCAACTTCTCGGGGCCGTCACCGGGAACGAATACCCAGGGGCCGGGCTTCAAGGTTATTTCATACGACCTCGACCTGACCGACCTCAACGCAACGTTTTCGCCAGCAGCCATTACGATTCCGGCCGGAGCAATCCTGATCTCCGCTCAGGCTGTCATTCTGACAACCGTTGTTGCCGGCGGAACGACGGTAAAGGTCGCACTGGGGATCAACGACGGCGACGTGGACGGCTACGGGATT